TTACGTTGAGACGGAATACCGTTCAAAGCGTCTAGCTGAACATTTGATAAGCACGCTTGGTCGAAAGGCATCTGAGGTATGGGGGATTGACGCATTCCTGTTCGAACTGCAGAAGATTCCGAATTCGTTGTTGTTGAAGAAGGTTCGATTAATGGCACGGTTTGACTATATTTGGATCCATCGGATCTACCCCAAAACATGGCGAGAAATCTCTGAATTAGAGATTGCATTTTATTTACAAAAGATGCAGGGAAATCATTTTCAGGAATATACGGGCTATCGTGGATTCGTAAACAAGGAAAACAGACACGTCATCGTAGATGCCCACGATGATGTTATTGCGTATGACTCGTTCTACGATCTATTCACAATGCATCGAGGACATTATGTTCGCATCTTTCATCCTGCAGGATCATGCTCGACATTGGTCGAAAACATGTACTTTGATCAACCCAATTACTTTCTACGACTCCACTGTTAGTACAATGACTGCAATGAGAACTCCCATCACGCCAAGAAATGGGAAATAGTCAATTAAAAACGAGTATATTTTGCCAGTTGTTCCCGATTGTTGTGATCCAAATGCAAACGGTGCTGCAGGAGGTTGATAAGATTGTTGAAAGAATGAACCGTTTGTAAAGGACTGACCGATAAACTGTGTTTTCTTGTACACAATTGCAAGCATAAAGAAGATAATGACAGAGATTAGCACATTCAATATAGTTACAAAGGAAGCTGGATATCCTGAAAAGTATTGAACGAGCGGATCCAACGTCCTTACTGACAGTGTTGTTGCCGTTCCTGAAGCTAACTCAACTTCTCGATTTCTCAACTGCATAAGATCTTCCTTCTCCTGCACCTCCTTCATTTGCTGTTCGACTGTTTTACGCAACGCTGCTTGTTGGTCCTTGACCTTTTCAACTGCATCGACGACATCGCGTTTCTGTTGATGATCTCCTTGCAGAGCGGTGAACTGTGCCTGGTACCTCTTTAATACGGGATCAATCTGCGTCTTGATGATCTTAGCTTTCTCTTGGCGAGACCAATCGGGTCCATTCTTCACAGAATTATAGTTAAATTGAGCCAGCTGTTTTGTCAGCGGATCTGTATCAGCGGACGCAGCCTCATATGCAACTTGCAGATCTTTTTGTTTCTGACACTCTGGGCCACATAGAGTATCAGCGAGGGGTTGGGAGGATGGACTGGACGGTTGATTGCCCATTCGTGTTGTTTGTTACCGAGAAATAGATTGCTGCACCAAGACCAAGAGTTAAGATAATAGCAATCAATGTATCGACGGGAAAAAAGAGCCCCAAAACTCCATAGACAAGAACGGCAAGAAGAAGGGCAAATGCCACGATCTGAAGAGGGTATAGTTTCTGGATATATGAGTTTCTCTTATCGGTTTCCGACCTGATTTGTTCTCTAATCGTACCTATGTCATTCCCGCTCTTTTTGTCTTCAACAAATTCATTAACAATGCCAAGTGCATTCTGAACTTGTTGTTGAGCCGTTTCTGTTGCAGTTTGTACAGCGTATTGCGTTTCCAGTCCCTTTACAATCTCATCGCGTTGAGAGTCGATTGCAGATGCTTGTTTTAGAATGGATGTTGAATCAGGTGTATCCAGTCTCTGAAAGATATTTCCATTCTGACCATTATTTGCAGTCACCATCCATATTTGGTTATCCTTGATCGACACATCTGTCGGAGTATTGCCTTGTGTTCCGATCACATATGCGGAGGATGGATCAGTGCACGGTGCAGCACATCCATATAACTTCGAATCGCTTCCGACTGCTAAAAGAGTCGTCTGGTCGCTTTCACCGTTTACTTTCATCGGGCTCATTCCAGCTAATCCACCAACCGGCTGCAAGTTCTCACCGGTTTCATCTGCACCGTATGCTATTGTCTTTCCGGTTGTTGGATCAGGACCAAGTCCGTAGAGTTTCTGACCACTGCTTGAAAGAGAAGAAAGTAGAGGCAGAGATGTATCTTCAATCCATGCATCTGTGGTGCATGGCTTCGTACAATGGAATGTTTGAGTACCAGACACCCACAAGAACGTGTTTGTAACGCCTAGGCTGGTCATTGCCGGCTTGCCGGCGACTCCGTTTGAAAGAAGTGTCCACGAACCAGATCCGTCAACGGGTCGAACGGCAACAGATTGAACTCCGGTCGTGTCTGTAAACAACAGATATACATTCGTAGTATCTACTTGCAAAGATTGGATCGATGCAGGTGTTAGTCCAGAAACCATCTGCCAGTCACCTGTGCATGGCTGTTTACAGACGTAGATAGACTGACTAGAATTATATCCCCACACATATCCGGCGGAGGAAACGCGTAGACTAGAAAGTCCACCAGGAACATTTTGCCAGTCTCCAAAGCTTCCTACTTGGGAGTTGACAAACGAAACAAGATTTTGTGTAAGAGAGGAAAACTGCTGTAAAGCATCCATTGTGTTATAAGTCTATTTTAATATGTTTTACGATCCGCCGAGCAGGTACTTAAAAATAGGAAGACGCAGTGAAACGGTTTGCCGTATGGGTTGTACTATATTGCCATTATTCTGTATAGAAATATCTGGGACGATAGTCTTGATAGTAGGAGAAGAGACCTGAGACGAAACTGTCTTTGCGTAGGCAGCCGTTACTAGAATTCTAATAGTTGTTGATGCAGGACCTGTTCTGTTTCTTGCAACCTTTGACTGTCCAGCTAAACGCAGATCAGTTGCAATCAACGCCGCCTCACCGGATGAAAGTGGTGCCTGAACAAACTTATTTGTATACGCTACGCGAGGAGCTCTCGGGGCAGGCATTTAGTATACACAATGAATTTAATGGCGGAGGTAATTGGCATCAAAGAGGGGTCCAAACTTGCGACCCAAACTCCATTCCAGGCGGGCCGATTGACTAGGAAAACGTCCAAGTTTAGGCAGGTAATTCCCCTGTGCACCGCCATCTCCATACGGGCGATAAGCCGCTGTCTGTCGAATCATGCGAGTTATATCAGATGAATCAACTACACCACGCTTCTTCGCTACTCCATTCTGTATATTCGATCCAACATTGAGGAATCCCATGGTCGGCATTTGTAGTAGACTGAGAAAGAAAGCATTGCATAAGATAATATGGACGCGGACGTCTTTGCACGAACACGCGATGAACAGATCTCGAGAGCAATGACCAGCTATCAGAATGCACGTCAAGGATATCAGCAATCTCTTGAGGCAGCATTGGATGAACAAGATGCGGGAAAACGGGCGGCGTTACTACAGTCCGTTGTCCAGCAGAATCAGCAATTAACAACAATTGTGCAGGGAATCTTACAGTCTCTGAAGACAACCGAGGACCCTGTCACAAGTGAAAAACTAGAAAGCCAGCTCGAAGTCTATCGCAAACAGTTGGGTGCGATTGGAAGGTCTGGAGATCATATAGATAAGCTAAAGAATCTCCTAAATCAGGCAACACAGTCTGCAACGGTAGCACAAGGATATTACGTCGGCTATCTTTTTGCGATTCTATTGCTGGTCCTAATTGTTCTAATGTTTTTGTTCTATTCCAGTCCGGGAAGAGGTGGGGAAGGACCGCCGGCGGCTTCAAGCATTTCAATACCGGGACGATTTAGTTTTACTCCAGGTTGATCACGGACTTCCGAATGGACCGAATCGAGGACTGCCCATCGCTCCGAATCGAGGACTATAGACAGATGCTGCAGCACGACCCGCTGCATTTGCAGCCATTTGCAAAGAGTATTGCGAATCTCCAAATATCCCTCCGAATCCGCCGGGATAATAGAATCCGAGCAAGAAGAACAGTGGAAGGAGAATCAGTAGAATACCAAACCGAAGTAGAATCGCAGATCCCGTATCCGAAGCAATCGGTGCAGATGACGACGTAACTGCTAATTGCTTGTAACGTTCAGATGCCGCTGCAGCCTTGTCCGAAACCTCTTGCACCCTTTCAGGCGTCAGACTGTTTAGATCATTCGTATACTCAGACAAAAATGCAGATAGTGTCTGCGATTCTGTCTCAGAATGTTTCTTACGATCATCAATCGCTTGGGTAATTTGCTCCATGACCTTCTCATATGCATCTTTGTATTGCTGAGATCCAGTTGTGGCAAACTGGACATACATCTCGCGGTATGTATCGAGTAGTTTCCTAAAGTGAGAATTCTCGTCCATTACTTTACTACAGAGATGTATTTGCCACGCACATCCTATAGTAGGGGACGTATCCCGCAGTTTCGGACTTTCTCATGATTTCAACAATGTCTCCCGGTCGTGCACCGATCCACTTGGCTGCAGCGTCTTGGGAATCGATATCGGGCATCTTCTTCTGCGGATCTGTAATGCGAAAGGATTCTAGTAATGCAAGCTTCTCATCCTCTGCAAGAATGCGGTGAGCCGGAACCTTGCGATGCGTCATGATATCGAAGACCAACTGCTCTGTATGAAACAGTTGAATGGTATTGCTGTGCTTGCGAATCAGGTTGAGAATAACAGACGACGGCTTTGTCTCGAGCACAATGATACCCCGTGTGCATCCGGCCGCCTGCATCTCCGTTTCGACGATACCAATATCCTTATCGGAAATACGAGACTTGGTCGAAAAGTAGATGAAGTACTCTCCCATCTTTTGAACCGTACCCGGAAGCTCGCTACCAACGCCTTCCGGCACAAGGGAGGTCACGCCGCGTTGACGAAGCATTTCGGTTAGAGTCTCCATATTCCTTGTCTTATTCTTCGTCCGTGAAAAAGACTACTCGGATTCATTTTATCCTGATAGAATAAGATGAAGCGGTTTGTAACGGGTCTTGTGTTCTTGATAGCATCGCTGGTAGGTATGTACATAGCAACACTGCGAGAGACGTTTCGTTCAGAGTTTCTCGATGAATCGTCATATAAAAAGACATTGGATTCTAAGTTTTCTTCATTTGATCAAGTAACCAATCACTTTACACGTCAGCCGGAGGACGTTCGGCAGGTTGAGGGGTCGAGGACTGCACACCAGGTGAATCAGTATTTTGCTCATCGCTGAGTACAATCCAAAGTGAGTTGGGGTTTGGAGGAGGTAGAATCTTGGTAGGAACAGTTCCAGTTGATCGGTACTTCTGCACATCTTCCCAAAACTCGGTAAGCTCTCCCAAATGAGTATTCATCCACGTAAAGTCTCGCGGAACCACAACCTTCCTCCACTTTTCAAGAATCCAGTACGTCGTTCTGAACTCAGAGCTTCGTGGACGAACAACTGTTTGAATCCACGTGGTCGGGTCGGCGTTGATTGGCTTGTACATTAGTTCACCGTTATCGAATGAAACATAGAAACTCTTTGTTGCAGTCGATTCTGCCCACTTCGAATAACTCGGGCTTGTGAACCTGAATTCGACGTAATCGCATGTATCAATGCGAGTACATTCCATCTGCATTTGCATCTGATGCCAATACGAATCGGGAATGGGCGTATCGTCATTGAAGATGCGACTGTATGGACACTTGATTTCGACTAGCTTTCCCCACTGAGAGCTGAGAGTATCTGTAGTCAGTACAATTCCATCTGGAGATGCACCTAGGAAGGGATACGCTGGATGTGTGACGCACGATGTATCTACAACTACAGCCCCCTCTGCAAGACCATAAATCTCCTTTGCAATTGGTTCCATCTGCGTCCCCCAGATAAGTGCCTTCGGTCTGTCTGCCGATTGAGGCTTAGGACCAACGATCTTTCTCATCAAGAGTTCATACCGTGCAGAAGGAGATGCAGTCTTGAATGCACCCGTAACTTCGGATGCAGTGATCATGAGACCGCGTTTGGCAAGCCACTGGTCCGAACGCTGATCGTTGACGCCGTACTTTGCAAGAACACGTTTGATATTTCTGCGACGTGCCCATACAGTTCCGAGATTCCCCTCCATTGCAGTTAGAACATCCTTATAGAATTGTCTGTGACTCAGTCCAAGCGTCTTACCAATCTGTTTGCAACGGGTGCGAAGACGGCTTACGTTAGTAAGCGTGTCATCAAAGAGTCTATCCATGGTCCTTTATATACAAAGGCACTTTCTCATCCGAGGAACCATTTTATACACAAAGAATAATGACGCTTGAGATAAACAGTCAAGAGCAGTGGGTCTTATCTCGACTCAACACGTTTTATGAAAAGAATCCAATTGCACTTGAAAAGCTTCGGTCGATCCTAGCAGGGACATCGACTATCTCCTTACGTGTCATCGACTGGTTCGTGACAAACTATGCAAAGATGAATGACGTATCGTATACGACAACCGATGGCCGTCAGATCATCGTGTATCTTGCATACAAGGCCCGCCTGAAGGCGTATACCAAGAAAATGCTTGACCCTTTTTGCAGATGGGATCGGATTACATTCCACGATGTATCCACAACGGTCGGTCAGTTGAACTTCTTTGCATGGGCCGTTGAAGATGAAATCCTAGAGTATCTAGAGTCTCATTTGGAGACAATTCAGGCTGATATGGATACGCGTGGTCATGCAAAAAAGCCGCAGGATGGAACTCAACGTCGTCGTCGTCACGAACTCTCTCATTCTGCAACAAAGTCAATGCGTCGTCACGCAGGTCGCGTTGTTGTTGGGTTCAGTTGAGTCACGGATAGGTACAAATGCTTTCGCGTCTTCGGAAGAATCTAGTGTACCCTGTTTCGGATGACATTACAGAACATGACTTGAATACAGATATTGATTCGTGGACGTACGATGATCGCGAAGTCTTCAAAGGAAATATAGATCCAGAGTATCTAGAGAATGGACTTAATGTATTTTGGTTATACAACGATTACAATATTCGAGTGGGACTTGCAGAACATGAGCAAAAGAACGCCAATCAGTTTTGCGTTCTCTGGTTCAGAGATACTCCGTTCGGAACGTACTATCAGCAAGATGGATGGGTTTCGACTGAAAATACATTATGGTCTAAGATGAGCACATGTGCGTACGATGACTGTATGCGAAAGAGGATCCAGACGCCTGCAGATCTGTTCCGTCACTATCCTGCAATGAAAAATGAGATTCAATTGCTAGAACCGGAGCCTGATTTTAAAAAGAAGTTGTTTATGGATTTTGATTTTGTATTATATGAACGTGTGTCTACGCCTTCTGAGCACGGCGAGACTTCGCAGGCTTCTGCTCAGGCTCAGGAACCGGAGCAGGAACAACCGGAGCAGCCGGCTTCTCATCCTCAGACGGAGGTTCCTCATCCTCCTCAGCAGGAGCCGGAACAACTGACTCAGTAGGGGGAGCCGCCGGCTCCTCATCGCGGAACTTATCGAAGATCGTACGCTTCTTCTGCACCTCAACCTTCGCATCCGTGATCTTCCACGTCATACCGAATGAGAGACCCGCGATGTAGACAGCTCCCGTAACCACTACGCTGGCACTCATAGCCTTGGGGAAGACAGACGGCAGAGTGTCCAGGCTCACCGTAACCGGATTGTCATTGCTGTCAATGACCTCGGTATTCACCTCACCATCCCACACCGGAACCTTGAAGCGAATCGAGGGAGGATACTCGCCAGTCTGAACCCACTCGCCCTCTGCATTCTTCTTCACAGCCGCAGTGACGGTGTTCTTCATCGTCTCCCGAAGAGAATCCTCCGTACGCTTACGGCCAAACATCCGGACGGAGTTCTCGATGAAATACTTCAGCAGAACCTCCTGGAAGTCCTGCATAAAGTTGTAGAGATACGAGTTGTCGTCAGTACCCGTTGCACGCTCCTTCGCATACACGTCGCAACCGTTGAGCGAAGCAGACAGGGTATACGTGGTCTGACCACTCTCCTGGCTCTTGATCAGTACACCGGCAGGGAACGCGAGCTTAGGAAGACGGAACTGTACCTTCTGGCCAGCATAGAGCAGATTGATAGTCACTGCATTCGTCTTCTTGTTCTTGATCGGCTCGGAGAACGTAAGGTCAGCAGGGGAGATCTTGCGGATGTTAACGACAGAGACGGAGGCCATTTGTGCTTGTTGTACTCCTATCTAACACCATCGGTTGCGGTGGATCCATTTTTCACGAAAGGATCGGATAAGTATAATGAGACAGTGCCTATCTTGCAGAAACAGGACATCTGAAGATAGATGTCCGCATTCATGTCTACGAACCATGATTGTTTGCAACCGTCACGCAAAAACAAAGAACATACGTTTATGGTTTAGAATGCATTCGAGTATAGTTCAAGGTGTTGTAAAAGTCCAAGCATTGATTAGAGGATTTCTGATTAGAAATAGGCTTCAGTTATGTGGACCAGGAGTTCTTTGCAGAAGTGTATGTCATAACGATGAAGATCTGATAACATGCGAACAAAAGAATGCTGTAAATCCGTTTGATTTCTTTAGCATAGTTGATGGTGGTGAAACGTTCTGGTTCGATCAAAGAACGATGATTGAATGGTCACAGAAAAACGTTGATGTAACCAATCCCTATACGCGTTCACTTCTTTCTGTAGACGATACTCGTAGATTGCGTGAGTTGCAGGTATGGAGGATCCATTCCGGTATTCCATGTTATCACACCGTGCAGAATATTGCATCTGAATCAAGACGGACTGTTAGATGGTTGCGTATTGCACAAATACTTCGCGAGAATTCATTCGATGAAGCCCATCAGGAAATATTCCTAGGAATGCCTCGGGGTCAAATACTCTCATTCATCGAAATACTCAAGCAAGATATGCGAGAATGGTGTGTTGGTAGGAGAAAACGGTTCTATATATGGATTGTTGGATTCAGAGGAATGAGGATTCTTGATGAAGCCGATCTCAGTGCAGATATAGCTGGATTACTTCTTGCGATTCTCACAGAACACAAAAACAGTTTTCAGTTTTGTTTCTTCATATGGGCAGCCTATGTAAAGTGCAGTTCACTTTGGAGAAACTGAAACCTATTTACGCGTCTCTCGGGGGTACTAATCATAACAATCGCGTTCAAAATGTCCACTTCTCATTCTGTGTCAGTAACAAACACGATGTCCGCCGATAAGTCCAAGAAGTCTGTCAAGAAGGTCGAGCCTGTCGCCGCCCCCGTTGTCGTCGCCGCCCCTGTTGTTGCACCTGTCGCTGAGAAGAAGGCCCCGAAGGCCAAGGTCGTGAAGGCCGCTGCCCCTCCCACGAAGGTTGAGGCGACGGTGCCGACGGTTGCGGCGGTTGTTGATGCTCCGGAGCAGGCGACGCTCCCGGCCCAGGAGCGTCTCTCGGCCGTTGTCGAGAAGCTGAAGGATGCCCAGTCGAAGTTCAACACGGAGATCAAGGAGATCACGAAGGAGGCGATGGCGGCGGTGAAGGCGGCTGGCCGCGAGATCAAGGACGCGAAGAAGCGTAAGCGTTCCAAGAAGCCCGAGGACATGACGCCTGAGGAGAAGAAGGCGTGGGAGGCCCGCCGTGCCAACAACGCGTTCCTCAAGCCGCGTCTCCTGACCCCGGAGCTGTGCACCTTCATGGGACTTCCGCACAACTCCCTCCGCTCGCAGACGGATGTGACGAAGTTCGTTGCGACGTACGTCAAGAGCCACAACTGCTTTGACCCGGCGAACAAGCGTCGCATCATCCCGGATGCGGTTCTGGCCAAGCTCCTCAAGTGCACGGACAAGGACACGGTCACGTACCTCAACCTGCAGAGCTACCTCAAGAACCACTTCGTTAAGACGGCGTAAGTAAGCTAATAGTACTAGAAACAACATAAAAAAATAAACCACTCTAGTAATGAAAGTTGATTCAACTTTGATGACTGGAGGTGTAGTTGTGCTGATCATTGTGTGGTTGTTCATGATGCCAACTGAACCCGGGAAGTCGCGTGGGCCTTTGTTTTTCTTTGATGAAAGTCCGTATTCTGGACCGAAGGCTCCTAGAGGAGGAGATGATTGGAGACAACGGCAAGATCTGACTAAATAAGTCCAGACCCAGAACGCTTTTTAAACTCCCTGACTGCACGTATGTGATTTTGAGTAGCTGAAACACGTGTATTGAATGAAGACTTTGTAATTTCAGATGTAGTAGGTACTACTACAGTTTGAACTTGCGTTTCAAGTATGACGGGTATATGCACTTCGACATCTTCGTTATACAGTATAGATGCACGTGAAAGGAATTCATCTCTATCGTAGACAGCTAGAACTGTTTTTCTATCGAGAACCGAATAGCTTAGAATGACACGTGTGTCTTCAATCACCATTCCGCAACAGAACTCAACAACTTCATTTTCAAATTTGAACGGTCTTGAATATCTCAGAAGGTTCATGTCCAGATCAAATACAACTAGGAAAGAATAGTAATCACGAATGCTCTCTGAGCAATCTTTATTGCTTGAATGCACCATGAACCAAATTTCGTCTTTATATGTGAACCCTGGAGTTGATCCAGAGAACTTAGTAAAGAAATAAGGAACATCACGTTTCTCTTCGACCTTAACTAGTTTGGACCGTTCAATCTTTGCAATTATAACGGGATACCACGAGTATACAATATGTGTTTCACCGTGAAGGTCAAAAAATGACCAATTCTTCTCGGTTTTGTCAGGGCGACCTGTATCAAATCCAACTGTAATAAATCTATTCGGCAAGACTCCTGCAGTATCAGTTACTCCTGTTGCACCTGTGACTCCTGTATCTTGAAAGGAATGCTCACCTACAATAATTGAATAGTTGTCACTTGCTGGATTATACGATGTACCTGAAAGGAAGACAGAAGAGCCTGCCTTAAATAGTCGTATATCTTCTATACCTCTGTTTACAGTCTCATTAAGCAATCCTGTTTCAAAAAAGGCTTCGTCTTCGATCCGATTCAGTTCTGCATCGAGAATACAGTGAGACGTGAGGTTAATAACCTTTGTTGTATTGTATTGTGTCTCCGGATATCCGTATTTATTTAGGAAATAATTGATGTATCGAATGAAGGAAATATAATGGTTTGGACGAGTTGGATGCTGGCAAATTGAATGGTTTGATGCAATAAACGTGAACTCCTTACCGGAGATCGTGCGATCAATCGTATTAGAAAAATCTAATGTCATCAACGGATGCAACAAATCGTATTCGCATGGAGACAATATGAGACGCTTATCTCTATATAATCCTTTTGTGATCCACGGAGACAAATCTACTCTCTTTGATCTCAATGCAAAATGTTTTGGCTTATCTCTCATTGCCGCGATAAGATAGTGCCCAATAAAGAATCGATTTCCTTTGGTGATAATTTTGGGGAATTCCGTACTTTGCTTTGCGTACTCGATACCAAGCAAACCCTCACCAGTTGGATAATATTTATTGTAACCATATACCTTCAACTTCGTATTCCGGACGATTTCGCGGATGCATGAAAGCATGATTTCGTTTTTAGGTAGAACTCCAATCATATCGAGCGATACCATAATAGATCCGGGTGCTGCAGGGAGATGTGGTGCCTGATTAAAAAATTCAGACTCAGTCAACGCAATGAGCTTGAATCCATTCTTAAGAAATATTCGGGAATCCAACGACATTCCGCCATTATGATAGAGAATGCAATATAATGATAAATCCTTGCGATTCTTTTCGTCTAATAATGTATCAAATGCATCGATAACATCTTTTTGGAAGTGAGTTTTTATGAATACTCTTGCAGTTATGTCATCGAAGACAGTTATGGTAACTTCTGGATTTGTATCTCTTATTTCTTCAATTTCCCTTTTATTTCCATCATCCCATATGTATACGTTGCATGGAATACATGACAGATATGATTTCTTAAGAGGGTACGGCTTCACCTCTTGAACCAATGTATTGTAGTCAACATTCATTGTTGATTGTGCATGTTAAAAGGAGACATAAACCAACACACTCTGCATTTGCAGTGTCTGTTGGTTTTTTTGGTTTGGAGTTGTTGGTTTCACGTTTAGTTGCTGTACGCCAGGCCACCCATGCCGCTCATCACGCGGAACACGTTGTAGTTGACGGCGTAGACGCGGATCGAGGCAGTGTTCTGGTTCTTGACCGTGTTCACGGACACAGTGAAGTTCAGCGTCGCCTTGTCGATACGCGAGAAGTTGCAGCTGCCGCTCGGCTGGTGCTCCTCCGGCTTCAGGGCAAACGAGTAGACGTTCACGCCGACCGCCGGGGTGCGGGTGTGGTGCTGCCACGGCTGGACGCGGTCGAAGTACCGGCCCTCACGCTCGTCGAAGCGGTCCTGGCCGTTGAGCTGGATCTTGGCCACTTCAACCGGGTTCTTGCCCTCGCACTTCACGTTGGAGGACAGGATCACCTTCGCGAGGAGGTAGTTCGTCGTCGCCTCGAAGAACACATCCTGACCATCGTTGCCAACACCGTCACCGTAGAGCTCAGAGCTCGTCGTCAGGCCGCCGCCGCTGACGATGCCGAGACCAGGGATGAAGGGCTCACCGAAGCTGCCGGGCGCACTTTCGTTGGCACTAGATGTTGTCGGGATTCCGCCGACTGTCGTTGCACCGGCGGCGCCGCTCGCCAGGGAGCCGCGGCCGAGGATGCTTGTAACGATACCGTCCGTGTTCCAGTCATCGGAGTAGTTGAACGGCTGCTGTCCGAGGGCCTCCTTGATCCACGGCACAACTCCGCCCGGGGCGGAGCAGTCGACGAACGAGTCGCGCTGCACAACCCAGACAATCTCCTTCACCGGGTGGTTGAAGTTCATCTGGATCTTGTTGGAGGACGCTGAGATCGTCTCAGAACCCGTGTACTGCAGCTGGTCGATCAGGTACTCGTGGCTCTGCTGGGCAAACCGGCGACGCTCCTCCGTGTCGAGGTAGACGTACTCAATGTACAGGGAGGCACCAACGAGCTGGAGGCTCTGGATGCCGCTGCCCGTCGAAGCGCCGCTGCCCTGCGGGAGAGACTGCGGAGGAAGGTAGGCTGTACCCATCCCCGTTGTGTATCTGTCTCCATAGCAGCAGTTGTAGTTCTGCTCGAAGTCCACATTGATGCGGACCTCGTGGTACTGCAGGGCAATGAGCGGCACAGCCAGGCCCGGGTTGCGGCAGAACCAGAACTGGAGCGGGATGTACAGCGTCTTCATCGGCGTGCCCGCACGGGAGACGCACGAGTTCGTCAGCTCAGACGCCGCGCACGTCGCATCCAGCGGGACACCGTCGGACGTCTTGAGGAGAACCAGGTCGGCGGTGTTGCCGAGCATGTCCTCGAGGGACTGCTGCGTGCCCGGGGCCTGCGAGAGCTGCGTCCAGATCTGCATCCAGTCGCCGTACTGGCGGTCAATGCGCGAGCCGCCCACCTCAACCTCAACCTGCTTGATGAGGCGGTGGCCGACGTAGTTGAGCCAGCGGAAGCGGTCCGTGGAGCCCGAGTTCAGCACAACCTGCGGGAGCGTAACCTGGATGTACGTGCGGTACATTAAGTCAGCGTTACGGGAGATAACGGCCGTGACACGCTTGCCGAAGTCGGCCTGGCCGTTGAACGTCACCTCGATGGACTCCATCGCGAAGTTGGTATGACGCTTGTACAGCACCTTCCAGAACGTGATCTGGGGGTTGCCGGAGATGTAGATGTCCTGGGCACCATAGCTGACGAGCTGCATTAAACCACCGGCCATATTGTTGTTATACTTCACTGCAAGAAATTATTTTCGAGTGTTCAAGAGACGCATGCGTTGAGGCGACTCCCTTCAAAACACGAATTGCAGACGGGAATATATGACTCAGATCCACCGATAAGTACGCGTTCACTTGATTGAACAACGCGAAATGTTGAAGTCGAAGGATTCTTGCAGATAGAGCATTCACCTGTTAACTTTGTGATTTGGGATGCAAAGGGAATACAACTTAAGAGTTCGGTGAATGGTTGGCAATCTGAATCTCCATCAAGACCCACCAAGAGAAGATTTTTATTCAAAATGGGTTGGATGATCGACCGAATGTTCGGAACAAATTGAGCTTCGTCAATGACAATATAGTCCACGACTGAAAGCTCATAGGGTGTAACTTCATCGATATACTTGCAAGGATACATTTCGCCTGAATGCGAAACAATTACGTCGGATCTATACCTTGAATCAAGACGGGGCTTTAGAACAAGTCCGGTTCCGGACTGCTTATAAATCCAATCAAGTGCATAGGATGTCTTCCCTGCAAACATGGGGCCGACAACAATTTCAAGGGGCATTACTTAGTTACTCTACTCATATTTAACCTGTTTTCTTTACCTTTTTCTTTGGGGCCTTCAATATAGTATCCACAAGACCACCACCGCGTACATGTCTACGCGTACGTCTTCTGCGGACCTGGCGTCTACGGCGTGTTTTCCTCCGACGTCCGCCTTCTGCACGAGGACGAGCGAGAATCTCTTGCAATTCAGTCTGAACTGGAGAACTGATCATAAATGTATCTTCTGCAAAATTTATATCTGGACCATCCGGCTCCTCGTTGTCATATACGAACGGATCTTTATCGAAATCGCGAGGAGAGAACTGTAGAACTATTGTTTGGGTTCCTTTTTTGTAGACGACATTTACAGTTCGGTCAAGTGCAAAGACCAAATCATCCCTGCCACCCGGCCCCTGCATTGCCTTAATATCTCGTTTCGTTAAATGAGACGGGGAGAGTACCTTACTTGCCACCCAGAATCCGTCGTCCACGGCCACATCATCTGCACGGACTTCAAACTTTTCCTCTGAAGCCCTCACCGGTGTTGCCACCATCAAATCAGACGGAGGTTCATCCTCACTGGGTCCAAACGCAAGACGTACACGCGAAATAGGAAAATGTGTCCATCTATCCATATCATAACTCGGATCACTGGACATGGATGCAGACACAGAAGAACCGGATGACATATTACTCTTATGCTAGATTATGTCTTTGCATCAAGACAATGAAACCTATTTATCTGTTTGCAGGGATACTTGCAGTTGCGTTAGTTGTACTTCTTATGCAACGGCAGACGAATGTGATTGTTCGCGATTCTCCAGTCAAGTTCTCCTCTGTACGCAAGCATCCCTTTGATGTCTATTCAGATCCCTATCATCCACCTGAACGCGAGAACCCGTACTGGAGAGGGCGTGACCCGAATTATCAGCAAGTCGGTGTTCTGCAAGGGCAGGGGCGTGCCGGACTTCTGCCGCTGTTCGGTCGGCCGTCAATCACATCCAATAGTCGGTGGGAATACTATACGATGAGTGATGGTCTGAAACTTCCAGTCTCCTACAATCGCAAACAGTGTAATTCCGACACTGGTTGTGATGAATTAATCGGAGAGGATTCGCTTGATGTGTTAGGATTAGGCAAGTACAAGGCTGCAGTCTACGATGTTACTCAACCACGCTACGACCCAGGACGCCTGTAGACCATGCAAGATATACGGACGCACATCCGAGAATGTTTGAAGTTGCCAATGCAAGAATTGTTTGCCAATCAACTCCCTTTATAGGTCCAACGAAAAGGACGTTGCCTACAGACAAAAATCCACCGCTAATCTTGTTAGTTATTAGATGTATCATGCCGTATAGAAATCCTGCAAGAAGTGGACTTGATTCATAAAAGACTGAGAGTGCAATAATGAGTGCACCTAAGTATTCGACTACACATTTTAGGAGCAGATTCATTGTTAGTTTACAATCAGAATAATCTCCATATTAAACGGTCTTTCTGCATCTCTTCGTCTTACGACTACGTGTCTTTCCACCGGGGCATTGTTTGCGTCTGCATCGCTTTGTTTTACGGTCACGTGTCTTGCCACTGGTGCACCGTTTACCTCCAGTTCGTGCTCCAGGAAACTGTGCAAGAAGATCTTCTTTTAGCTTAGGTAAAAAGACATCGGGAGTCGTTGCAGCCATTCCCGCCTCGCTAATGTCTGCTGCAGGAATTCCCGGTGCAAGCATACGCTGTGTTTGTCTGAATTCGTTTAAGGCCTCTCTGAAATTTTCATTTCCTGTTTGTCTACGAACACGTCTACCAAGATCATCCAGAACATCTGACATAGTACGTTCTTGTAGCTTTCCTTCTGCAATCATCTCATCGATCTTTGCAATCCAAATCTTAGCAACAGCGGTTGTAAGAAGTGACATCTTATTCTATGAACAGAATTTACTCAAACACAATACGAGGACTGATGTGCATTGCCTCCAGTTCCTGTGCCCATAGCTTCAACGCATATGGAATTGTCTTATTCTCAAAGTCTGTACGATTACCGCACGACCTGCATTCGTAGTGAGCTTCCTTTTCGTTGAAGATGGCGAGGGTTCCACACTTCCTACAAATGCCGGTTTCAAATGGATCGGATACGTCCATCAATCGCTCCTTGGTAAACGCAGCGGTTCCGTGGCTTAGCATACAGTCCCTCTCCATCTCTCCAACACGGAGACCGCCATCACGAGACCGGCCCTCGCAAGGCTGACGTGTCAGGGATACAATCGGTCCACGAGCACGCGAATGCTTCTTATCTGCAACCATATGCTTCAGACGCTGATAGAACGTCGGACCCATGAAGATCTCTGCCTCCATCATTTCACCGGTCATTCCGTTGTAAAGGGTCTCATTTCCATACGGATGCATTCCAAGGTCCATCATATGTGCTCGGAGTTCATCGAGCTTCATGTGCGTATACGGCGTTCCATCTCCAAGAGTTCCGCGATTCACGCAGATCTTTCCAAACACCGTCTCCAGAAGCTGAGCAATGGTCATTCGAGACGGAACTGCGTGAGGATTCATGATAATGTCCGGCCGAAGTCCCTTGGATGTAAACGGCATGTCGCACTCTGGCAACAAGATACCGACCGTTCCCTTCTGTCCGTGACGGGATGAGAACTTATCTCCAATCTCAGGAACACGCTCAGAGACTACACGAACCTTCACAAATGGATATCCATCCGAGTTTTTGTCCTGCCATACACCATCGATCCGGCATGGCTCGGAGTTCTTGTGGATTGTGGATGCATCACGGTACAGATATCCGTGTGGATCGTTCTTCAGAGTAACCGCCTTTCCGATCATTACATCGTTCTCCTTGACGACTGCGTGCATCATAGGAATGCCCGCGTCAGTCACTGCATCGTACGATGAATTCTTGAATCCACGCGTGTTTTCCTGTCTCGGCTTCATGAATCGCTCCTCACGACCACTCGTTACATTACGGTGTTCTTCGTCCTTGTACATGGTCGTATGCAGACCGCGAAACAGTCCGCGACGAACTGCAGACTTGTTCATGATAACTGAATCCTCCTGATTGTACCCCGAATAACACGCAATTGCAACAATCACATTCTCTCCGAAGGGCATATCCTGCATCTTGAGCACATTCATCATCTGTGTCTCAACCAACGGACGAGTCGGACTGCACAGAAGGTAGGCATTCTTATCCAATCGCTTCGCATAGTTCTTTGCGTACATCGACATTGCCTGCTTGCCCATGGCCGACTGATACGTGTTTCGAGGCGACTGATTGTGATCGGACAGTGGGATCGTATTTGCCATATGACCAATTGCAGCTGTAGGGTGGATCTCGCAATGAGTATATGCATTTGCTGAATCGCCCTTCAAGTCCTCTGGGAACATTGCAATCCGAATCGTCTCACTCTCGCTCGGATCAATATACTCCACGCACGTCCGCACCCAATCGTTCCACGACGAATTGGGAGGAGGCTGCAGGATCTTTCCACCCTCGACTCGAAATACCGGACGAACAAGGCGGCCGCTATCTGTCTCGATCAGAATGATATTGTGGAGAACGTTCCATGCAATTGAAATATGAGGATGGATTTGCATCGAGGTCTTGGCCTTCTTCAGTGCCTTGTACACTACATCTGGCTGATCCGTGTATCCGAACGTAACTCCGTTGACATTCACGGTAACTGCCTTCTTTACATGGACGTCCGTCAGAAGCGTCATCTCAGGCATATCACGCAGAATGCTCGTGATGATAAAGGATGGAACGTGCTGGCTTACCGATGTCATGATGCTCATTGTCTTGACGATACCGACCGAATGACCCTCCGGAGTCTCGACAGGACATACGAATCCCCAGCTCGTGCCGTGGAGCTTGCGAGGTGCAAGGAGCTTACCTGACTTTTCTACTGGAGTCTGGATACGACGCAGGTGAGATAGAGTGGCTGAGTACGAAAGGCGGTTCAGTACCTGCGATACACCCGCCTTGGTTGCATTCGACAGCGATGTCGAGCTACTTGTGCCTAGGCCCTGGACCGTGAAGTTTCCAGTTGCAAGAGCCTGCTTAACCTTGCCCTCAATGCTCGAGACCTTCAGAATCTTATACAGATTGTTAATGTTCAGAACATCGATCGGCTTCCCCGCCTTCTTCCACGCATCGTTATTAATTTCATGGACAAACTTGGTCCGAAGATCCTTACAGACCTTCTGAAACAGCTGACGGAACAGATGAGTGAGAAGAGCACCTGTCGTAACAACACGCTTGTTCGGGTAGGCATCACGATCATCCAACGGGACCTTTCCCTGTACTGTCAGAAGCAGACGACGGATCATGGATCCGATCGTCACAGACTTGCGAGCATTCAGAACAGTTGACGTCGTTGTCTCACCTGCAAACTTGACGTGGGGCAGGAACTCGGATTCGAGCAGATTGCGAACATGCTGACACTTATCCTCAACAGTCGTTGAATACTGAAGATGCGTGGACAAATACGTGATTGCGTCAGCCTGTGTGAAGATGTTCAGATCTGCAGCATCCTTGAACGATGCGGCCAGGAGTTCATGGTTCTCTACGCCCACTAGATCTGCAACGTCACTATCTGATTCGATTCCAATTGCACGGAAGAAGATCATGAGTGGAACTTCCTCTGTAAATCGAGGTACATTTACCATGAGCGGATTCCCAAGTCCGTTGAACTTTGCAGACAATCGGATCTCCAGCTTCTTCGGAGGCATCGTGAATGACTCGTGCAATGACTTCATCTCCACGAAGTGGCTGTACTTGGAAGTCGTTTTCTTGTTGAAGAAGACCATGATCCGGTTATCAGCGACCTTCTCTTGCGACAGAATCGTACGTTCCGTTCCGTGAATGATGAAATAGCCATGCGGATCGTAGGGGCACTCGCCAAGTTCATCGGGAGTCATGGGCAGATCCTTTAGCAGACACAATGAGGAACCGAGCATCACGGGAATACGACCGAATGAAATGCCCTCAAACACCTTGCTCTGCTCATTCATCTCTGTAAGAGCAGGACCGGTATATGTTCGCACAGTAAACTTCACATCAACAAACATCTGAGCTGCATATGTGAAATTACGAACACGAGCCTCGTGTGGTAGCATCTGCTTGATGCGGCCCGTGGCTTCCTGGATCCGCGGCTTCATATACGTGACATTGTCAAACGAAAGACGGAATTCATACTTGTACTTCTTCGTTGCTTCATCCTGTTCGTGCCATACGACGACATCGGGCGTTGACCGAACAATCAGAGGAAGCTTATTGTTGATGAAGTCTTCATAGGGCTCAATCTGGGGCTCAGAGAACCTGGCGATTCCACGATGGAAGTATGTCTTCAGTGACTCCATGTGATTCTATGCTCCACCTTGTCTGTAAATCTTTCCACGGATTCATTTTAAAGGGATGCCTTCACTTTCCCGGAAGAAAATTACAATCAAGAAGATGGGAGGTGTAGTTCCAATTCCTGCACCTGCTGCAATTCCGGTTCCTGCTCCCCCTCCACCGCCCGCTCCTCTACCTCCTCCTCCTCCCCCTGTCACTGCAGGAAGAAAACGTACATTTCCAAAGGGAATTCTTCGCAAAACACAGCGTATTCTCCCTACACGTGATCCAACATCGTCTAGAAGAAAGACAATGCGGATTATGACAAGTCTGGGTCAAAAAAAACTTCGATCGACAGTTCGGAAGCGTGTACGTTCGTATGATGACAAGACGATTCGCAAACACCTTCTGGACAAGAAACTGATTTCGAGTGACAGTAAAGCAAATACTGGACTTCTTCGAAAGATGTACGAAGAAGCGGTGGGAGCTGGACTATTAAAGATTGACTCTAAGTAATATGACAAAATATTGGGGTCCACTTGGATGGATAACATTGCAGACAGCTGCAGCACTCTATCCAGATTCTCCTTCTCAGACCGAAATTCAGCTTGTAACCAATTGGGTCTCTTTATTTGCAGAGTGCATTACATGTG